CTAACCTACTGATTTCAATAATGCTCTGGTGCCGCTAGGTATGCTTTGGGGCATCTGTGGGGCAAAATCCGCGAGCCTCTGATTCAGCATTGCGATCTGCTCACTACTGCTGTCTGCCATCCACGCACCGTATACGTTGAAGACCATCTGGGCGCTCGCATGGCCCATCTGACTGGCAATGAAGCTGGGGTTAGCGCCAGCTGACAGTGACCAGCATGCATACGTGTGACGCGACTGATATGCTTTCCTGTGCCTTATCCCTGCTCGCTTCATCGCTGCGTCCCATAAATCACCTATCGAGTCGACTTTGTAGATGATCCCCACCTGCTGACATCTTCTGACCAGTTGAGGGTTGAAAACAAATGTACACTCGTGGCTCTCAGTTCTGCCGTATTCGCGCAGCTGAACATCGATCCGATGCCTTTTTCCAAGCCTGGTCATTTCCGCCTGATTCCTCAGGACGCTGATCGCAGGCTGAATGAGGTGTATCACTCTGTTGGTACTGGCCTCAGTTTTCGGTAGAGTGAATTCACCCAGTTTTGTATAATTACGCCTGATTGTTATTGTTCCAGCTTCAAGATCGATATCCTCCCAGGCCAGGGAGGTCAGCTCCCCATGACGCACCCCTGTGTATACTGCAAGTGACCACAGGTTTTTCGTCTGCTGATGCCGGCATGCATCAATCAGGCGAATAAATTCGTCACGAGTTAGCGGATCTGGCTCTGCCCTGGCTTTTTTAAGAGGCTTGATCCCGTCGAATGGGTTCGCCTCTAAGTAACCGTGATCTGCGGCAAACTGAAACATTCCGGCAATCGTTGTCATGTAATAATTTACGGTGACAACACTTCGTCCCTTTGCCGGGACCTTCCCCTTCATTGGCATCTGGTGACGGGTCAGTAAATCTTTCCTGATATACAGTAATTCCTCTTTAGTCACCGCCGACACCAGCCGATTACCCCCGATCCTTGGCACCATATTCCTTGCGACTGACTCATAACGGTTGAGTGCGTTCGCGCAGATTTCCATTCTCTTCAGATCCAGCCACTTTTCGGCAAGCTCTGACACTGTAATTTCTTTCTTACCCACCCCAAAAGTCTTGAGGTTAGGGGAGTCCGGAAACTGTGCCGCGTACTCAAATGTGCCTGTTCTGATGGCAAAGCATACCGATGTCCGCAGTTCCCCGGCGATCTTCCTGTTCTTAGCGGTGTCAGGGACACCGAGGCTCTCCCTGACACGCTTACCTTTGAAATTAAACCAGATGCGCAATGTGCCACCGTGGTTTTCGACGCCTGTTGGATATGTAACTTTATCCATTGATTCCTCCAGACGCCCAAGAGCGATATGAGATTACCTTTTTCATGGCCTCAGATCACCCAGGCTGTTTGTTTTTCATTGAGGCGACCCACGCATCGACCGCTTTACGGTTGTACATGCACTCGCTGGAAGGTTTCGGATTTCCGTCCGGTGAAACGTGCACATATTCCCGCCCAACCAGCCAGCATTCTTTTCTGGCCCGGAGGATGGTTCCGGGCTTGAGCCCGGTAACCGCAATCAGCACCTTTTCGCTAACCCAATCATTCGGGACCAGCAAAACGACATCGGCAGTATCACGCATTAGTACCCTCCATTTTTTTCTCGACGCAGTTTTCCCAACCACCGCAGCTGTTGACCATGTCTCCCAACCTCGAGAAACAGGCGTTCATCCAGCGCAACCCGCGGGGCGTTAGTGATGGCACGGTTCCCCAGTCGATGAAGTCCGAATTGCTGCGATGCATATATTTGATGAGGTCCAGAATGTTGATGTAATGGGCACGGCGTTTTTCCATATCCCAGCCCTTGTCTTCCAGATACGAATCGATGAATGCCTGCAATGCTGGCTGATTAAGCGAAATGTCGCCGTACTGGTGGCGGTACACCGGGCGACGATGCAGACTCACCAGATGGAATAAGTAGGCATCAGATACCCATGTCAGAGCTTGCTGGTGGGCCAGCTCAACAGAGCCAGCCGGATTCCATATTTCATTATTTTTCACCGTTACCCCTCCCAGCCGATCGCTTGGAACAAGCCCATTTTAGGGTGATACCAGCGGGTGCCGCGCGGCTCAGCTTCTGACATCATCTGGTGGAACGCTGCCATAAATGGCTCAAGCTCGACGATAGCCCTACGAGACAAAAGCCCATCAGGAGTCATGAATTCGTGTGTGTCGGTAGGGATGCGGTAGGCGTTGACCAGATTTCGACACTTGGCGTCAGTCATACCACTTTGGGCAACAACCTGGCGGTATCCCACATACCCGGCGCGCATGTTGCCGCGTTTAATGTTTTCCACGGCTTCGGTAACCGTTTCGATCTGCTCTTCAACATGATTCAGGCGCTTCTGCTGGCGAACGGCGTCGGCGGCCATTGCAGCGATCATCTCGATTTCAGTCAGCGGTGCGCGAGTGCGGAAATAGCTGTTGACCAGTTCGCGCTGAACCTGCCAGGCAAGATCATCGTTAAATGGCTTCGTCAACATCAGGTAGCCTGATTCGAAAAGCACAATCCCTGACGGTGCAAATTTAGAGAATGTCCCTTCCGGGAGGTCCGTACGTATTACGTCCGCACCTAATTCGGCATAATCAACACCGTTGATGAAATGCTCACGGTTTCGGTTGAATGCCGCACGCGCGGTGCCTTCTGGTCGCTGGTGGACTTCATCAACCATCGCCAGCGTCACAACGCGCTGACCGCGATATTCGACTGCCGGAAGCTGTTGGTTATTGATCGTTACTGTGTTCATGCTCGATACCTTTCTGAGTGCCCGGCTTTACGCCGGGCTGGTAAATCACTTAACCTGGATAAATGGAGTATTGGCGCCGCTGGTCATGTACTGGGGCAGAGTGCCGTTCCATTTGTTGATGGCCTCCAGTTGCAGAACTTCCGGGTTCTCACGCATGGCCTGTCCACGGATCTGGATAGACTTTGCTTCTGCTTCTGCCAGCTTCAGTTTTGCATCCGCCTGGCCATCAGCCTCAGCGCGCAGCATGTTGGCTTCAGCTTCTCGTTGTTTCACTTCCTGCTCACGTTGTAAGGTTTTCTGGTTGGCGGTGACTTTGGCATTGATACTGTCGATAACTGTCGGCGGGTACTCAGGACGGCCCACGTAAGAAAGACTGATAACCTGGATTCCTACCGGCCCCATGTCTGACTGAATCTCTTTCAGAGCGTTTTCAAGCAGTTCAGCTTTCCCGCCGTCAATGAACTTATCAGTGCTCATGCGGCTTGCGAGGCGATTAAGGGCGTCTGCAATCTTTTGGCGCAAATCGGTATCGGTGATGTCGTCCACACCTTTGCGATAGGTCTGGAAGACCGTCGTCACTTTGGTCGGATCAACTTTATAGGCGACGCCGATGTGATAGCCGATAGTTGTGCCGTCGCTCATCTGAAAGTTGAAAGCGTCCTCGTAGGTCTTCATCTGTTTGAAGGTCGGGAAGATATAAACCTCAGTGTTCCAGCCAGTCCAGTAACGACCCACACCTACCACTTCGCCAACACCTTTGTCGTCGCCCAACTTATTCACCTTAATACCCACGTTGCCGGGTTCGACTCGATCGCAACCTACAAGACCGATTGCAGAGAGCGCGATAATTGAAGCCATAATTGCATTTTTCATTTTTTTTCCTTCGTTACGGTAACTACAAGACCCTTACAAATGGCGTAGATGCACGGCGGAGTCAGAACCGCCAGGGCAAAGCCGGATATAACTGCCGTCGTGTCCTTCATCGAAATGAGGATTGGAACGAACAACCCATAAACGCTGGCGACAATCACCACCGATAAAACAACACGTAAGTAAGCAACCATCAGCTGATCCCTTCTGGTTTGCTGGCCTGTAGCTCTGCTTGCTCTTTCACGTAGCGGTCGTGCATGGCGTCCCACTTCTCGAGCCACTTCTGCATATTGCGCTTACGTTCCAGGATTCGGCGGATGCGCCTCATGCATCGGTTATGTGCAAAGAGATATTGCTGGGTGTGCTGGCCCATTCGATTGACGAGCACACCGTTGCTGAACACAGGCTCGTCTGGTTCGTTGGTATTCAAGCCGGCGCGCTGAAAAGTTTTGGTCACCATGTAGTGAGCAAGATTACTGATCGCCGCACTCCTGCTGAGAAAACGGCGCGAGTAGCCGTGTCGTGATACGACGTAAACTGGCTGCATATCTTTAGCAAAGGCACTATCAATTGAGGTTGAGCTGATGCGTTTATCTTTCATTTCCGGTCCTTAACTTTGCTGTATCGTTCGTGACTCATTACTTCCCAGTTCTTTCCGCCATCGCGGGAGAGTAGCCGCCAGCGATGGTTAACTTTGAGGCTCAAATTCCCCGAGCCGTGCATTCGGCAGGGGTGAATCCTCCTCGCTCTGAACTGGCTTAAAACGTGTGCTGCTTTGAGGTGAACCCACTCAGGAATTCGTATCGCTGTAAGAGCCATCAGATCCCTCCATTTCATGACCCTCCGTTTTCGGAGCTTCCACTTTTTGTTTTTTGACGAACTCAACCAGCTCAGAAATGAGCTCGTCGATTAACTCCTTCCCGCTATCCGTAAGGAATTCACCGCTGCCATTAACATCAACAGCGCTGCTGTAAATTCCCTTGATAGCTTTTACGCCTTCGACATTCCCGTACTCACTGATCGCAAGCCTTTCGAATTTTCTCAATAATCCATCAAGAAGAATCTCTGTTAACTCGACCGTGTTAATGCCGCCTTTATTGAGCTTAATAACAAGGCAGTTACTGCCTGTTTTACGCTGGTGGCGTAATAACGCTGCTTTTAAAATTCGGCGGCGATATGTCTCGATTAATTTATCCATTGCGGCGAGCCTCCTCCTCTAAGCTCATAACAATTTCCTCTTCTTTTTCGGTCCAATCATGAATTTCGCCAGCAATGTCATAAACAAGAGAGCAAATAGTTTTAAGTTGGAAATGGTCCAGTTTGTCGTGATATTCAAATAATGTTTGCGATAAACCAGCCAGTTGCTCGGCTTTGATGTTCACAACCTGAATGTCTTGCCTTTTTAATAAGCTCATAATTACCGACCATATGCTTTTTTAAGATAAAGACGAGCGATTACCTCGTAACCGCAGGCCGCATAAAGGCATGCTGTTCTATATGCCGATTTATCAATGATGAAAGTCATACGAAGCGCCTCACAGCCAAAGAAGCCACCACACGACCGTGAATTTTGATTTCTTTCTGTTCATCGGTATTAAGGGTGAAAGTTTCGTAATGATGGTTATCAGAGATGATTTTAATGAGCCATCAGCTAATGGCTCAATTCTCTTAATGAAAAGACATGGGCGACCAAAAGCATCCATTGTGTAAACATAAATGCCAGAGGTAAGCGCACGCCCACCGCAATCAACGAAAGCCACAACCTCACATGGTTCGATGGTCGGCTGCATTGAATCACCTTCCATCCGGCAGCTTTGTACGCGGTTGCCAAAGTCATTAATGTTGTCAGATCCGAACAGCATCTGAGGTGTTTTAACTGGCTGATTAATTGCGACGGAATTTTGCATTTTCATTTCCTAAGGGTGAGTTTGTCCCCACCAAGAAAGGTGTTAATTAAATAATGTTAATTAATTTTAAATTTTGTCGGCTTGCTTGCAGATGGTTTCTTGCAAGTCGTCTAATTTTTCATAAACGATAGTTAGTGTACCGATAGCCGACAATTCCGGAGGCATGCAATCCATAGCGTTAGATAAAGCCATTCTGCAATTGCCAATATCAGCAGACCATGAGTTAAGTTGATTGGACGTTATAATACTTGTTGGTTCTGTAAATTCACCGCACTGCTCGTTTCCTGAAATGAGCCACAGAACATCAGAATGAAGAATGTTAGCCAATTGGATTAACTGGTCAGCAAACGGAACAGTTTTTTCCGTTTCCCAGTTGTTAATGGTTTCGGTTGTTAAACCAAGATGATCAGCCAAAAAATCCTGAGAGAGTCGAAGCGAAGATCTTTGATTTAATATTCTTTTGCCGATGGTTTTGGCTACGGTGATTTGAGTATTCATTTCATTGGCTCCGTTGTTTGCCGATGAATGAACTTTATCTCAAAGATAAATTTTGGTAAATATCTTTTTGATAAATTATGATAAATTAATGGTTATGATATTGATATATATAGTAAATTATTTTGTGCAGGGCATAAAAAAACCAGCCGAAGCTGGTTTTTTATATGTATGAGTCTCACCCCAAACGGTTGTATGACATTTGCCATCTACCGACAACTAAGCCCTGAATGTGAAACTCGCTTTGATCAGTTTCAGATACAAACCATTTTTCGTAAGTTGAATTATCGCTGATGACTACCAGCTTGTCCTTAAGCAGCTGTAAGCGTTTGATATGAAAGTTGTCACCATAAACGAACGCATAAATCCCATCACCTATCAACCGGTTTACCGTAACGTCTATAACGACAAGATCCCCAGGGAAAATAGTCCCGAGCATGCTATCGCCGACAACCGTGCAGATTTTCAGGGAGGTAGGGCTACGCCCACCAAACATCCTTTTAGCCTCCTCTGGATCAAGTTCAATCGATTTAACTATTTCAGGATAGTCCATGTTCATCCTGCCACTTCCGCAACTGAACTCAGTGTCCAGCACCTCAATTCGGTATTGTTGCTGATTTTTTGTCAGTGGATTTATGAAAAAGTTAGGCTTGGTACCAGATGCATCAACATCTGCTCTCTTTGAATCCATCCAGCCATGGGGCAGGCCCATACTTGACTCAATTCTCCTAGCTATTATGTCACCAATGTTACGAGAGGCGTTAGAGCCAGATAACTGACTCAGTTGAGAAGGGGGTATACCAATTTTTTCAGCAATTTGTGCCTTGGTATAACCTTCCACGATGTACTCACCAATCAACCTGTTTAGGTTCTGACGTCGAATGTTTTTTATGTCCATGACCAAATACTCCCACTTTTTAGCAATATGATAAATACCCAATTTGATAAATTTATCTTGCCTCATAGTTATCGTAAAGATAAACTTTACCAAAATGATAAATTGAGGTGTGGGTATGGAAAACGAACTTCTTTCCTGGCGTCGTGCTTCCACTAAAGAAGAATGGCACGCTTTGGCAGTTAAGAGCGGTACATCAATAGGATATTTGAATCTTATTGCCTACGGATACAGAAATGCGTCACCAAAACTTGCAACTTCTATTGAAGCAGCAAGTAGAACTTTTGTGGGTAAAAAACCCCTCAAGCGAGAAATGCTTGTTTTCCCACATCCGGGCAATGAGGTGTGACATGTCACATCCAATCACTACCGAAAACCAAGTTAAGCCATTGGATATCGATTATCGCGATCCGCGCGGGGTGATTGTGCATGTCACCGGCTGGAATCGGGATAAGCAGCAGGTGTATTTCACCAGGCAGAATTATCCGCATGAATGCATGCAGCCTGTCTGGAAGTTCCAACAATATTTTACAAAGGTCTCGGAGGCGCAAAATGCGTGATTACGGAAAGGTGTCGTCTGAGTTTTGGTTAGACCAGAACGGCAACAAATGGAAAGTGCCCACGATCAAAGGTCGCCTGAAAATGCGCGTACCCTGCCATCGCGCACTACTCGAATTTGTTCTTTGGCGCGACGGTTTCAAATGCCGTCATTGTGGTAGTCAAGACCGCATTAAATTGGTCGCAGATCACATTGTATCGCGACGTAACGGTGGGGCTCACCACCCAGACAACATGCAGTGTTTGTGTGATTCCTGCAATGCGCGCAAGGCATCCCTGGTTGATGCCAAATTCCAGCCAAGGCCTGATGTAAGTGAGGTTATTTGTTCTGATGGAGGGGTGATTGATGGCACGCATTAGAACAATTAAACCTGAGTTCTGGACTGATGAGAAGATTGTCGAATGCTCATTTGAGGCGCGCCTGATGTTTATCGGAATGTTCAATTTTGCCGACGACAAAGGCAATCTGGTGCGCTCCCCGAAGCGTATCAAGATGCAGATTTTCCCTGCGGACATGATCGACTGCGAGCCGTTAATTAAAGAACTTAGCCTGTCTGGGTTAATCAGTGAGTATTCAGTGAATGGTGTTGAATATATTCACATTGATGGTTTTTCTAAACACCAGAAAATTAACCGACCATCCGCAACAACAATACCTACTCCAGAAGAAGTCGCTGATAGCTCACGGAAACCAGCACCTAATTACATGGATGGTTCAGTGAATGATGATGAAAAACAAACATATGATTCACATGCAAGCAATGGAGTTAACACTGAGGACTCACTGAGTGCTCACGGCGAACTCACTGACGGAAGGGAAAGGAAGGGAAGGGAAGAGGAAAGGAATAAAACTAATTTGTCCGATTCGAATCGGACTGATGGCGATAAACCTGACGAGTCGAAAGGGAAACCTTCACAGGAAAAACCTGATTCAGAATCAGATGATGCTGAAGGCCAAGATCCAGTCGATGTCGCTTTCGAAAATATTTTTTGGGGGGCAGGTCTGAGAAAGGATGCCAAGGTCAAGGCTAAGTCAGCGTTCAGGACCAAATATCGCGACTGGAAAAAAGCGAACCGAGGTACGCCTGAGAACTTCGCCGTTATGCTGGCTGAAGATATCAGCCTCCGGGTGAAAACACAGCAAATGGGGTTCGACAAACTCCTGCCAGCGTCATACCTGAACGGAGAGCGCTGGAACGATGAAAAACCAAATGGAGCTCCTCAGATATCCGCAAGCGCAAACGCCATCGGTGGGACAGGTGCTTCCTGGTTCGCAAAACCAAGTGACGGTTCGGCTGAGGTATTTATCAGCCAGGCAGCCATTGACCGCATGAAGCGCGGAGCTAACCGCCCATGAAAAGAATCCTCAAACGTCTACTGGTTGCTGGCTATAACCGCGGCTTTTTGCGTGAGGAATTCGTGACTATGTGCTTTATAAAATTCGATTTACGGAGTGTGTGATGACCCCTGCTGAGTTATCTGAAAAATTGTGGGACAACGCCGAAAGAGTTGCGAAATACCTGCTTCCACGAGGACACCTCGAGGGCAAGGAGTGGTGCGCTGGTAATACCAATGGTGATGCCGGTAAGAGCCTGAAAATTAATCTCGGTGGTAAGAAGACTTGGGCAGATTTTGCAAGCGGCGACAGCGGAGACCTGCTTGATCTTTGGGTGCTGGTGCGTAACTGCCAGCTGCACGACGCTATGCGGGAAGCGAAAGAGTTCCTTGGGCTGAAGGACGACGATAACCACTTCGAGGCGAAGAAAAAAACCTTCTCACGGCCAACCAAAAAAGGCGTTAAAAAGGCGAGCCATTGCTACGACTACCTCTCTTCCCGTGGCATCACCCGAGAGACAGCTGATCAATTCCGTGTTTCGGACGCAGTCGTCTGGTACCACGATGAAAACCGCGAAATTCCGGCAGTGGCGTTTCCGTATCTTCGCAACGGTGAGCTTTTGCAGGTAAAGCGAATCGGCACTGAACGACCAAATGGCAAAAAGTTGATCATGGCTGAAGCTGATTGCGAGCCATGTCTGTTTGGCTGGCAGGCTATGGACGCGAAAGCTCGCGCTGTTGTGCTTTGCGAAGGAGAGATTGACTGTATGACCTACTCGCAATTCGGTATCAGTGCTCTATCGGTACCGTTCGGCGGTGGAAAAGGGGCCAAACAGCAATGGATCGAATACGAGTATCACAACCTCGACCGATTCGAAGAAATTTGGTTAAGCCTCGATAACGATGATGTAGGGCGCGAAGCCGCAAAAGAAATTGCTCGTCGTCTAGGGGAGCATCGTTGCCGCCTGGTAGAGCTGCCGCACAAAGATATCAATGAATGCCTGACCTCCGGGATGAGCGAGGATGAAATCTGGCACTACTTGGGGACCGCTAAATTCTTTGACCCTGATGAACTCTGCTCTGCGGGTGATCTCCTTCAGGAAACACTGGATGCGTTCGAGCATCGAGACGTTGGATTATTTTCCAGCCCGTGGGATTCGCTGAACAGTAATTTCAAATTCCGCGCCGGCGAGCTGACGCTGGTTAACGGAGTAAACGGCCACGGAAAAACCGAGCTGGTGGGACATATCGCCGTCAATGCCATGAGCCAGGGAGTCCGGGTATGCATTGCCTCGCTGGAGCTTAAGCCTGGGAAAATGTTGGCTCGTCTTACCCGGCAAACCATTTGTAGAAAAAACCCAGAACGTACTGAAATCATCATGACTAACGAGTGGTTTTCTGATCGTCTTTGGGTGTTCAAACTCACCGGAACAGCCAAGGCCGATCGCCTGCTGGAAATATTTGCCTATGCCAGACGCCGCTATGGAATCGATCTTTTCGTTATCGACAACTTGGCAAAATGTGGACTCGATGAAGAGGACTACGGTGGACAAAAAGAATTTATCGATACCCTCTGCGACTTTAAAAACGAGCACAACTGCCATGTTCTGCTGGTAACGCATGCCAGAAAAACAAACGAAGCTGCACCAACAGGGAAAATGGATGTTAAAGGCACTGGCGCTTTAACTGACATGCCCGACAACGTTATGGCCGTCTGGCGTAATATCCCGCGCGAACTGGCGCAGCGCAAAGCTGAAAGAATGGGGTATGAGAGCCTTGATAAGGACGAACAGACTGCTATCCAAATGCCCGCTTCGATGATCCGCCTGTTGAAACAACGTGAAGGGGAAGGCTGGATCGGAGACATAGGGGCTAACTTTGATTCCCGCTCACACCAGTTTATCGAGGGTGATAAAGGGCCCTTCAATTACTTGGCCGGCAAACAGCAAAGTGAACTTGATATTGAGTGGGAAGCCACCAACGCAACGAGGTATTAAAATGGATCGCCTAATTAGAGAAATGTCGTATCTCTTTACCAAGCAGCGTTTTATGGAGCTTCAGGAAACGGCAAAAGACATCGCAATCGGTCATAGTGATTTTCCTGAGTGTTTCGGTCTTATTGCTGACGCCATCGCTGAATTTGTTGAAGACACTCCTGATGATGAGTGGCGAGAGCATGAAAAAATCCTTATGCACTACGTTGCTATGCGTGTTCTGACGCTGTGGGGTAACGGCGATAAAGTGACTGATGTCCAGTGGGCGCACCCTGGCTGGTTTGGCACTGCTGAAAAGGGGGAAACCATTCAATGAAGTTGGAAGCATCACTAAAACACTTTAGCCCTCAGGGTGTGCACATCAGCGACGACGTGAAAGGAACCTCTCCGGATCGTCTCACCGGCACTGATGTAATGGCGGCGATTGGTACCACCAGCAGCCGTGCGCGGTTCGGCCTGGCGGCGTTCTTCGGTAAAGCGGGAATCAGCAAAACGGATGAACAGCTCGCAGTTCAGGCGCTGGCGCGATATGCGATGGATGTCGCTCCGAAGAATGTTCGCAAAGCAGCTGGTGGGCAGTTCGGATGGTGCATGCAGATGCTGGCGCAATTTGCCTTTGCTGATTATTCACGTTCGGCGGCTACAAGCGTGACGTGTCACAGCTGCAGTGGTACCGGACGAACAACCCGCGAGCAGATTACCCGCAAGGTTTCGTACCCATGGGGTAAAGCTCCATACTGGGCCTGCCGCTCTCGAGCTGTTCGACCGTCTGACTGGGAGCAGTGGACGGAGGTAAAAGAGGTTGTACCGGCGGTCTGTGATGCTTGCGATGGCAAGGGAACGATCAGCGCCCGTTGTCGTTGCGGCGGTAAAGGCGAGGTTCTAGACCGCAAGGCCACAAGCGAGCGCGGCGCTCCGGTGTTTAAAACCTGCGAGCGCTGCAGCGGAAATGGATTTTCTGCGGTGCCCTCTACCGCAGCCTATAAAGTGATACTGAAGCGCGTTCCGGATCTGCACGTCAGAACATGGACTCGCAACTGGAAACCGTTTCTTGAGGCGCTGGTAAGCATTTGCCAGCAAGAGGAGGGGAAGGCGGCAAGGGAATTTCAGGCTGTAACCAGTAGCTGTGAAGAAAGCAGCAAAGTTTAGTTTTTTCACTACATAAAGCTTGATTTTGTCCGAAGTTGTCATGTATGCTTCTAATCATGCGAAGTAACGCCTAAAAGATTTCAACATGAAGCCCCTCTCGGGGCTTTTTCATTACTTAAGCCAACCTAAAAAGCCCATAAAGTTTTTAAGCTCGATTTCTTCTGCTGTCGAAGAGTATTTTATTTTATTTGCTATAGGTAATAGGTTCTTTTTAGTTAAGAACTTACCGGCTTGATGTTTTAGATTTTTTAGTTGTTTGATTCGTTCTTCGATTGTGGCCGCGATTCTGGCAGTTTCAGCAATCTCAGGGCTTGGTGCTGTCGATAGGTCAATGGTACGAATTTTTTTGATGTCTTCACTTATAGATAAAAATAAATTTCGAAGGTTATTTTCGGGTAGTAGCACATGGGTAAATGATACTTTCCCCATGTCGTACTCGCTTGTTGCCTCCCCAGAATCCCGCATATGCTTATTCATTGCAAAAAGAATGGTTCTTGTCTTCTTATCAGTTTCAACTTCTGAAATAGTCACAAAGCCACTCTGATTTTTTTCTAATAGACGGATTTCTGCAGCTCCAAGCCTGCCAGAAAAATTGGAGTTTTTACTTTTTTCAATAGCAAACGACAGATAATCGATAGTGGGCTTGACGCTTCGTAGCGCTTCAATATTTTTTTTCCATGCATCACACTTATCTTTTGCGGTGCTAATAATTTCTCGGTTTGTTTCGATCTCCATGAATTTATTGAAACTGAGAACGTTTTCACCAAACTCAACTCCAAATTCGTTTTTTCCACATTTGTTGCCGATGTTGGTTTCTATACCTCTTGAGGTTTTGACGATGTAACCCATTTGGTGTGGCTGGTTGCATCCAGTTAAACCACAATGGATTTCTTCCTTAAACTTATAGTAACCAATAATCTCCTCAAACTGATGATCGCCTTTTGCTATTTTGGCAACAAAATTTGGTCTTGAAGTGATTAGCTCCCAGTCGTCAACTTTTTCGCTGCCATTTTCTGTTCGAAGAAAAATCATGAATCGCTCCATTCGATAGTGGACCGTTTATTTTATCGCCATGCAATTGAGATCACCATATCTTAGTTTCACTTTTGAAATTGATTGGTTTGGCGGCCTTACTTCCCCTCATATTGAGAGGATTCACTGCATTGAGGGGGACCGATGTCCGATCCAATTTCCGGCACTGGCTTAGCCGGTGGTGCTCTGACTGGCGCCAGTATCTATGGCCTGCTTACAGGTACCGATTATGGTGTAGTGTTTGGCGCATTTGCAGGGGCCGTATTCTACATCGCCACAGCAGCTGATCTGAGTGCAACCCGCCGACTGGCATATTTCATAGTGTCGTATATCGCCGGGATCTTATGCTCCGGGCTAGTAGGCTCAAAGCTCTCTGCCTGGACTGGATATAGTGATAAACCTCTGGACGCCATCGGTGCCGTAATCATTTCTGCATTAGCCGTCAAAATCCTGACGTTCCTGAATAACCAGGATGTCGGCTCGCTGGTGGCGCTGATAACGCGCCGGGGAGGTTCAGGTGGTACTAAATGATCCAACTGCAACATTAAACGCTCTGATCTGTGCCGGAGTGGTGGTTACTCTGATGTTTTATCGCCGGGGTGACTCCCGCCATCGCCCGTGGGTTTCCCGCTTGGCATGGCTGATTACCGTCACTTACAGCGCGGTACCGCTTGCATACCTGTGCGGGATTTATCCTCATTCTTCCTGGTCCTCCATCGGGGCCAATATCATCTTTCTTTCCGTGCTGGTGGCCGTTAAAGGCAACGTGGCGCGCCTGGTTGATCATCTGAGGCACTAATGGACCAAACACAATTTCAAAAGGCGGCAGGTATAAGCGCCGGTCTAGCCGTGCGCTGGTTTCACTATATCGATGCTGCAATGAAGGAATTCGGCATAACCGCGCCGCTCGATCAGGCCATGTTTATCGCGCAGATGGGCCATGAGTCCGGCGGTTTCACCCGGCTGGTGGAAAACCTGAACTATTCGGCAGAAAACCTGGTACCTACGTTCGGCAAGCATCGCATCACCACCCAGCAGTCCGCCGCACTGGGCAGAACGGCAACGCAACCGGCAAATCAGAAAGCGATAGCCAATCTTGTTTACGGCGGTGAGTGGGGCAAAAAGAACCTGGGCAACCAGACCGCAGGTGATGGCTGGAAATATCGCGGCCGCGGCCTGAAGCAAATCACCGGGCTTAGCAACTATCACAGTTGCGGCCAGGCGCTAAAACTGGATCTGGTTTCTTATCCCGAACTGCTGGAACGAGATGAATACGCTGCGCGCTCCGCTGCATGGTTCTATGTCTCTCATGGATGTCTGCTCCATCCTGGCGACGTGGAGCGCGTGACGCTGCTTATCAATGGCGGCCGTAATGGTCTTGATGACCGTCTGCGTCGTTTTAACCTTGCGAAATCAGTGCTGGTGTGAGGCAACTATGGGTATTGAAACGATAATCGGACTGGCGGCTGCGGTGATAGCTGCCATCGCTGGCGCTTTCGGCCTGGGCCATATTCGCGGCACTAGCAAAGCTGAAGCGAAAGCCGACCAGCAGCGCACGGAAGAAAAGGCCGCCGCCACTGAAGCAGTAGCCGAACGCCGGATAGAAGCAACGAGAGAGGCCAGTAATGTACAGCAGACTGTTAACCATATGCCTGGCGACGATGTTGATCGCGAGCTGCGGGACAACTGGACCCGTAAGGGTTGAGGTAGCCGATACGTCTTGCGACTGGGTTAAACCCATCTACTGCACAGCGCACGACTGGGATGTACTGGACAGGCAGACGAAGCGCGACATCCTGGCGCATAACAAAGCGTGGCAGGCTAACTGCCAGAAACAAACCAGAGCCTCGCAATAGCGGGGCTTTTTTTTGCGCATCGCACGCGCAAAAACCACTCAGAACCTTTCAGGATGACCCTTGAGGAACCGGCTGGCGTCGGAGCCTTCTGAGGGCTGGATCTCCTGTGCGACAAGGTTCATCACTAAAAGGTAACTCCGATGAGCGGACTTGTTAGAAATGCAGGAAAAACCTGTTCCGTTAATTCATGTGAACGGCCAGCGCATTGCAAAAGCATGTGCCAGATGCATTATCTGCGACTCTATAAAACCGGCTCCCTCGAAGCAAAATCACCGCTCGATAGATTGAGCAGCAAGTATATGGTTGATGATTCAACCGGATGCTGGAACTGGCTTGCATACATAAATCCAGACGGATATGGAATGTTTAAACACAAAGGGATGATGACCCTGGCCCACAAAGCCAGTTATGAGATATTGGTCAAGAATGTTCCTGATGGCTTTGAACTTGATCACCTCTGCCATAACCGAAAGTGTGTCAACCCAAAACACCTAAGAGTGGTAACGCATACAGTAAATATCTGGAATCGAATAAAGCCGGTGAGCTCGACTGGTGTGATTGGCGTCTCAATCAGGGAAAGCGGTAAGTACAGGGCAAGACTGACGAGAAATGGCGATATCATTTTTCGAAAGGAATTTGAGACATTATCCGAAGCAACGGCTGCGGTTGAGAAAGCACGATACGAATTTGAGGGAAAATAATGGACGTCATTGTTGATGGGGTTCCTTATGTCCGCGCCGATAGCTTTTCTCACAATAAAATCGGGATCGCGATAACTACACATAATAGGCCGCAGGTACTCGCAAATACGCTTGAGCAACATCGTAAACATTTACCTGCCGGTGCAGTTGTATTCGTCATTGATGACGGTTCAAACCCTCCAGCAAAAGTGCCGGAGTGGTGCAATTTAATCCGGCACGATAAGCCATGTGGAATTGTCGTATCGAAAAATGCCAGCCTTGAATGCCTTATGGACTCAGGATGCGAACATTTATTTTTGTGGGATGACGATGCGTATGCCATAGCCGATAACTGGCATCTTCCCTACATCGAATCACCTGAGCCTCATCTGGCTTACCAGTTCCTCGATCTGGCTGGCCGCAATAAGCTGAATGACATGTCTGTGCTGTACCGGGATGATAAGCACATCGCTTACACCGGGCAGCGTGGCGTGATGCTGTATTACCACCGCAGCGCTATCGAGAAGGTTGGTGGTTTCGATCCGGTATACGGTCGCGGCATGTACGAACACAGTGACCTCGCGCTACGTATCCATAACGCTGGCCTGACGACGTGGGCTTACGGTGATGTGGTCGGTTCAGAAAAGCTAATCCATTCTCTCGATGAGCATGAAGCCGTAGAGCGTTCGGTACCGCGTCCCGACCGACAGGCGCTGGTGGAACGTAACGTGAAGATCCACAACGAACGGCGTGATTCCGGGTTTACTGGTTACGTTGAATACCGTCAGCAGCGCGATGTAGTTATCACAACGCTGCTCACCAGTCAGCCTGACCCGCAGCGCGGCACGAAAATGGCGGCCTCGCCTGACATGCTGAGCAAATGGGCGGCCTCGCTTCGCCAGTGTGGGCGTATAGCGCTGGTGGATGAATTACTGACGGCCCCGGCCGATGTTGAGCTGTATCTCGTACCTGACGTGAAGATGAATGTCTACTTCCGTCGCTGGCTGCACATCTGGCAGCACCTGCGAGAACACCCTGAATACCGGTTCGTCTGGTGTACCGATGGTACCGATGTCGAAATGCTTCGCGCGCCGTGGGAAGAAATGGAAGCCGGAAAGGTGTATGTCGGTTCAGAACCAAAGACCTACGCCGATACCTGGGCAAAGCAGAACCATCCGGAGCGCATCTATCAGGAGTTCATTGAAGAGCATCGGAACGATGTAATGCTTAACGCTGGGCTGCTAGGTGGTACCCGCGCTGATGTAATGGCGTTTGCTCACGGCATCATCCGTCTTTACTACAGGATCGAGAGTTATCGTTTCTGGAAGAAAGAACAGGCTGGCACCGCGGTGGGTGACATGCTGGCGTTCGGCATTGTTGCGCAGTCATTCGCTGACAGGCTGGTCACCGGCCCTCTGGTACATACCGTTTTCAAAACTGATGGCATCGGCAAAGAAAATGCCTGGTGGCGCCATAAATAACAGGAGTTCTTATGATTTCGTATGAGGTTGAGTTCCCGACTCAAAAATCGTTTAGCTTAAAAATTAATGGTTACTCTTCAGCAGAGGCACTGGACTGTAAAACGGTTGAGGCTATTGGCGGAGACGTCAAAGTACATATCAATAAGAAAACAATGCTGACTGTACCTTATCGTGAAGACATTACAGCAGACTTTACTCTTGAAGGTTACAAGCAGCGCGCTGAAACTCACGCGAAAACTGTAATCGATCAGATTGTGAATGCGGCTCAGCACCGAGCCGCCGACGATTTAATTCAGGAAGTTACGAACGCGATTGCTTCTTCTGAATTATTTTCTCAACTCTCTTAATCGCTTCGTGAGCATCTGGGGCAGATGAAATTTCAGGCGGTGTAACCTCCTTCAGTACATCCATCAGAACGTCCCCAACATTCTGTTTTGGTGACAGCTTGTTAACAGCTTCAATAATCAAAGAAAAAACCAGTTTATTGGTGGCTTTTTCAATCTTTAATTCACGTTGTAAATCTGCAACTGCTTTTTCCAGTTCTGACATGGAACCCATGGGTATTTTCCTTTTCGGAGGTAATCAGCCATCCCCCCGCGACAGAGTGCGCCAGTGTCCAACCACTGACGGGCTGAATGCTTACCTTAACCAGGGTTAAAACGAAGCAACACCCTGATATTCAGACAGTAGCCGCCATCGTGCGGCTTTTTTATTGGAGATTCGCTGGTGGCTGAAGACATAAAGTTTGTGGTGGTCGGCCATGTTTCTCGCATAGTTCATGCACAACGTCTCGCTGCGATGCTGGATGCCCATCTGCTTATTGATGACGGTAACCACGGTGCGAACTGGAATCATCGGCGTGCGCTTGAGTGGACAGCAGAACAAACCTGCCGGGTAGTTGTTGTTGAAGATGATGCGATGCCAGTGGACTTGTTCTTCACTTCAGTCACGAGCTGGCTTAACCGCTTCCCGGAATCGCTGGTGAGTTTTTACCTGGGCACTGGCCGACCACCACAGTATCAAATGCAGATAGCCGAACGGCTGATAGTTGCTGATAAGACTCAGGCTGACTACATCACACTGCCGCGGCTGATACACGGCGTTTGTTATAGCGTACCTCCTCAGCATATTGAACGAGTCCTTTCTCGGTGGGACAGCAGCAAGCCCGCCGATTACGCTGTGGGTGATGCTTGGGACGGTTCAGTGGTCTATCCGTGTTACTCGCTGGTGGATCATGCTGATGGTGAGCCTGTTGAGCGTCACCCTGACTCAGCGCCACGCACAGAACGCCGCAGGGCGTGGAGGTTAGCCTGATGCCTGCGTTAATACCGAGAGCATGCCGCAAGCGTGGCTGCCCTGGCACAACCACAGACCGCTCAGGCTATTGTCCCCAGCACCTTAACGAAGGCTGGCAGCAGCATCAGCGAGGACAGAGCAGACATCAGCGAGGTTATGGCAGCAAATGGGACAGGCTGCGCCCAATCGTTCTCGACAGAGACAAACACCTTTGTCAGGAATGCCTGCGAAATGGAAGGTATACACCCGCTGAGACGGTGGACCACATCACTGCCAAAGCAAATGGGGGGACCGATGACCTGTCCAACCTCGAAAGCCTTTGCAAGCCTTGCCACAGGGCGAAGACAGCGGTCGAAAGACTCAAATGACATCCATTCTCATTTGAATCGACCGAGGGGGAGGGCGGGTTGAAAGTTCAGGAACGACGCGCCAAAGGACCGCCGCCTAACCTCTTTTCACATCGCCGCAGGTTAGAAAACTTTTTTATGGGGTCCCCCACTCGATGATTAATAGGAGTTTTCGATTATGTCTGGACCACCGAAAACCCCGACCCATCTACGTTTGGTGAGGGGTAACCCATCTAAACGCCCGATCAATGAGAACGAACCAAAACCCCCTTCTGGGGTACCCCCAACGCCGAAGCATTTCGACAAGCAGGGGAAATACTGGTTTAAACGGATGGCCGACGAGCTTGATGCTATCGGTGTGATGTCTCAGCTGGACGCCAGAGCTCTTGAGCTGCTGGTTGAGGCTTATACCGAATACCGGCATCACTGCGACACGCTTGAAGTTGAGGGCTATACCTACCGGACCGAAACGCAGAGCGGGGATGTGCTGATCAAGGCTCACCCCGCCGCCATCATGAAAGCTGATGCCTGGAAACGTCTGCGCGCCATGCTTGGTGAGTTCGGCATGACGCCAGCCAGCCGCACGAAAGTGAATGCAAAAGGTCCTGATGCGGTTGACCCGCTGGCCGAGTTTATGAAAGCGAGGGATTAATGGCGAAGGTTGCAGAAGGCATCCGCTACGCCGAGAGGGTGGTGGCGGGGGAAATTATTGCCTGTGAGTATGTGCGCCTTGCCTGTCAGCGTTTTCTTGACGATCTGGCACACGGCGAAGAGCGCGGTATTTTCTTCAGTGAACCGCGCGCGCAACACATTCTGAATTTCTATAATTTTGTGCCTCACGTCAAAGGCGCGCTGGCAGGCCAGCCTATTGAGCTGATGGACTGGCACGTTTTCATCCTGATTAATATTTTTGGTTTTGTTATCCCGCTGGTTAACGAAGAGACGGGGGAAACCGTTCTGCGTAACGACGGCAGCGGTCGGCCGGTGATGGTCCGGCGTTTCCGTACAGCAGATGTTGAGGTGGCCCGTAAAAATGCCAAATCAACGCTTTGCTCCGGCGTGGGGCTTTATATGGCTGGCGCCGACGGCGAGGGCGGTGCGGAGGTTTATTCCGCTGCAACCACCCGTGACCAGGCACGAATTGTTTTTGAAGACGCGAAGAATATGGTCAAGAAGGCGAAAGCCACTCTTGGGCGGATCTTCGAATTCAATAAGCTCGCTATCTACCAGGAGCAAACGGCCTCCAAATTCGAGCCTTTATCATCAGATGCGAACAACCTCGACGGCCTGAACATCCACTGTGCCATCGTCGACGAGCTTCATGCTCACAAAACCCGTGACGTCTGGGACGTTCTGGAGACGGCAACCGGCGCGCGTCTGCAATCGCTGCTTTTCGGTATCACCACAGCTGGTTTCAACAAAGAAGGCATCTGCTACGAATTGCGTGATTACGCCATCAAGGTGCTACGTGGACTGGTAAAAGACGATACGTTTTTTGCCATCATCTACACCTTAGATGAAGGTGACGATCCCTTTGATGAAAAAGTCTGGCAGAAGGCGAATCCGGGGCTGGGTATCTGTAAGCGCTGGGATGACCTGCGCCGCCTGGCTAAAAAGGCGAAAGAGCAAGTTTCGGCCAGGATTAACTTTTTCACCAAGCACATGAATATCTGGGTTACCGCTGAGTCAGCCTGGATGGACATGATGAAATGGGAGAAGTGCGAGTTTATCGCCCCGCAGCACGAACTTAAAACCTATCCCTCCTGGGTGGGCGTTGACCTGTCAAACAAAATTGATATCTGTGCGGCCGCTAAAGTCTGGCGCGCGCCAGATGGCCACGTTCATGCGGATTTCAAATTCTGGCTACCGGAAGGACGCCTTGAGAAATGTTCACGCCAGATGGCAGAGCTCTATCGTAAGTGGGCCGGGATGGACAAGCTGATCCTTACCGACGGGGAAGTAATCGACCATGCTCAGATTAAGGAAGAGCTACAGCTGTGGGTTGCTGGCGAGAGCCTGAAAGAAATCGGCTTTGACCCGTGGAGTGCGACGCAGTTCAGCCTTGCGCTGGCAGAAGAAGGGTTGCCGCTGGTGGAAGTGCCGCAGACGGTTCGCAATTTCTCTGAGGCGATGAAAGAGGTCGAAGCGCTGGTATACGGTGGCCGCTTCCATCACAGCGATCACCCGGTGATGAACTGGATGATGTCCAACGTAACCGTCAAACCGGACCGGAACGAGAACATATTCCCGAATAAGTCTACACCTGAGGCCAAGATTGATGGCCCTGCGGCCTTGTTCACAGCAATGAGCCGCGTTCTGGTTAACGGTGGCAACGACCAGCAGGATCTCTCCGGATTCTTCAATAATCCCATCATGGTAGGTTTCTGATGAAAAAAAACAAACGGCCAGGCAGGGTTAAAAGTGCTCTGCTTAACTGGCTTGGTGTGCCTATCAGCCTGACTACCGGCACGTTCTGGGAGGAATGGTTTGGTACCAGCAGCAGCGGAAAGGTGGTAACGGCCGATAAAGCCATCCAGCTATCGGCTGTGTGGGCATGCGTAAGACTGTTAAGCGAGTCTATTTCAACCCTTCCGCTGAAAATATACGTTCGACAGCCTGACGGTTCGCGTAAAGCGGCAACCGATCATCCGGCCTATTCGATACTGTGCCGCCGACCCAATTCAGAAATGACACCATCACGCTTTATGTTGATGGTGGTCGCCAGTATTTGCCTGCGCGGGAACGCCTTCATTGAGAAGAAATTCATCGCAAACCGCCTGGTTTCGCTGGTGCCTTTGCTGCCACAGAACATGGTGGTTAAACGTCTCGTGACCGGGGCGCTGGAATACAAATACACTGAAAACGGTAACGAGCGCGTCATTCCCGTCAAAAACATCATGCACATTCGCGGGTTCGGTCTTGACGGTGTTTGCGGCATGATGCCAATGAAAACAGGCCGCGATGTGATCGGTTCTGCAATGGCGGTTGAGGAGTCTGCTGCGAAGATATTTGAACAGGGGCTTCAGAGTTCAGGTTTTCTCTCCGCTGAGAATGCGCTGTCTGACGAACAACGTGAAAGACTTCGCAGCTACATGGCTGCATTTACGGGTTCAAAAAACGCCGGGAAAATCATGGTGCTTGAAGGTGGATTGAAGTACCAGGGCGTCACCATGAATCCCGAAGACGCCCAGATGCTGGAAAGCCGCTCTTTCAGTATTGAGGAAATCTGTCGCTGGTTTCGCGTTCCGCCTTTCATGGTCGGTCACACCACGAAGCAAAGTAGCTGGGCATCCAGTCTGGAGGGCATGAACCTCCAGTTCCTGACGCACACCCTGCGCCCACTGCTGGTGAATATAGAGCAGGAAATAGGACGGTGCCTGCTGGACGGCGATGATGAGGTGTTCGCGGAGTTCTCTGTAGAAGGACTGCTGCGCGCCGACAGCGCGGGCCGTGCTGCGTACTATACCAGCGCGCTCCAGAATGGGTGGATGTCCCGCAATGACGTGCGCCGTCTTGAGAATATGCCACCGATTGAAGGGGGTGATATTTACACCGTTCAGCTCAACCTGACGCAACTGAAAAATCTCGAAAGCAGCAATCCTGCTGTTCAGGCTCTGGCTCTGAGAGAACTGCATAACCACATATTCCCTGACATTTCCTTTGAACAATCTCCGCTGAAACAGGCCGCTTAGGAGCACTTTCCTGATGAGCAAAAAACAACTTCCGGCAGCACCGGCGGGTCGCCCCTGCGCGCGGGTCACCTGTGAAACTTTACCCTCCGCCATGGAACGCTGGGATGGCGGGATCAAAGCTGCGGCCACCGACGACAACAGTATTTCTGTTTTTGATGTGATCGGGCAGGACTACTGGGGCGAAGGGGTAACAGCTAAACGTATTGCCGGTGCGCTTCGGGCGATGAACGGTGCCGACGTCACGGTGAATATCAACTCACCGGGCGGCGACATGTTCGAAGGTCTGGCTATTTATAACCTGCTCCGCGAATACGAAGGCCGTGTAACGGTGAAGGTGCTGGGCATTGCCGCCAGCGCCGCCTCGATAATTGCGATGGCCGGGGATGATATTCAGATTGGCCGCGGTGCCTTCCTGATGATCCACAACTGCTGGGTATACGCGATGGGAAATCGCCATGACTTTGCGGAACTGGCACAGTCGCTGGAGCCCTTCGATACCGCTATGGCTGATATCTACGCGGCGCGCTCCGGCCTTGATATGGCCGCCGTGCAGAAGCTGATGGACGCGGAAAGCTATATCGGTGGCAGTGATGCTGTGGCGAAGGGACTGGCAGACAGCCTGCTTTCTGCTGATGCGGTCAGCGACGGCGACGAATCGCCTGCAGCCGCGCTTCGCAAACTTGATGCATTGCTGGCCAAGACCAACACCCCGCGCTCTGAGCGCAGAAAACTCATTAAAGCCTTATCCGGTGGCATGCCTGGCGCTGTCACCACCAACGACGGTACGCCGGGCGCTGCCGAAGACATCAAACCTGAAACCATCAATTCACTTGAAAGCGCCCTGGCGGCGTTAGTCAAATAAGGACCCTTTATGTCTGAAGTAAACGAAATTCTGAAAAAAGTCACTGCCAGCATTGAAGAGGCAACCGGCAAATTCAACGCGAAAGCAGAAGACGCACTCAAAGAGGCGCAGAAGTCAGGCAGGCTGTCAGAAGAAACAAAAGCTGCGGTTGATAAAATGGCTTCTGAGTTCAATGCGCTGCGTGAAGCTGAAAAAACCCTGAAGGCCGCAATGGGCGAACTGGAGCAACATGTTGCCCAGATGCCGCTGGCAAACGCAAAACAGGTTGTCGAGTCCGTTGGCCACCAGGTGATCTCCGCTGAAGCCCTGAAAACCTTTGCTTCCAGCGTAGAAGGCGGTAAGCGCATCAGCATCCCGGTTAAGGCCGCCCTGACTTCGGTGGATGTGCCTGATGGTGTTGTGGAGCCACAGCGCCTGCCGGGTATTGATACGGCACCGAAACAGCGCCTGTTCATCCGCGATCTGATTGCTCCAGGCCGTACGTCCTCCTCAGCTATTTTCTGGGTGCAGCAGACAGGCTTTACCAATAACGCGAAAGTGGTTCCTGAAAATACGCAGAAACCATACAGCGAAATTGAGTTCACGCCGAAAATCACTGGCGTCAGCACCATTGCCCACCTGTTCAAAGCCTCAAAGCAGATCCTGGATGACTTCGCACAGTTGCAGTCCACCGTTGATGCCGAAATGCGCTACGGGCTGAAGTATGCAGAAGAGCAGGAAATTCTCTTCGGTGATGGTACCGGCGTTCATCTGCACGGCATCGTTCCTCAGGCGTCAGCGTTCAATCCGGCGTTCACTGTCGAACAGCAGAGCGGGATTGACGATCTGCGTCTGGCAATGTTGCAGGCACAGCTGGCACGCTTCCCGGCATCTGGTCATGTTCTTCACTTCATTGACTGGGCGCGGATCGAGCTGACCAAAGACAGCCTGGGTCGTTACATTCTGGCGAATCCTGCGGCGCTGACTGGTCCGACTCTGTGGGGCCTGCCGGTTGTTGCAACGGAAGCGGCAGCCTTCCAGGGTAAATTCCTGACCGGTGCATTTAACGCTGGCGCGCAAATCTTCGACCGCGAAGATGCGAACGTGGTTATCTCCACGGAGAACGCCGACGACTTCGAGAAAAACATGATCACCATCCGTTGCGAAGAACGTCTGGCGCTGGCTGTGAAACGCCCTGAGGCGTTCGTGTACGGTTCATTCAGCACCGGCGCGGGTAGCTGATAACTATTGCGGCCTTCGGGCCGCTTTTTTCGGGGCAAACAAATGCTTGATCAGAATGTGGTGAAACAGCATTGCCGCATTGATACCGACTTTACGGGTGATGATGCTCTGCTGGAGATTTACGAAGGTGCGGCGGCCCGGTACGTCCAGACATGGACACGGCGAACGCTCTATGAAAATGAAAGCAGCCCTGGCTACGCTGACGATCCGGACCCGATACTGCTCAATGATGATGTGAAGGCAGCCATGCTACTGCTTATCGGTCACTGGTATGCAAACAGGGAAGCGGTAAACATCGGGAACATAACTTCAGCCGTACCTTTTGCTGTGGAAGCGCTATTGCAGCCATACCGTATTTATGGACTGTAGGAGGGGGTATGCAGGCCGGAAGACTGAGAGACAGGGTGGTAATTCAGAACATCACAACATCCAGAGACCCTTCTGGTCAGCCTGTTGAAACATGGCATGACGGCGCGACTACATGGGCAGAAGTTAAAGGTATCAGCGGGCGTGAGCTTGTAGCGGCAGGTGCAGAAACGGCTGTAGCCACTATCAGGGTATGGACTCGATTTCGTAACGATATAACTGCTGCGTCAAGACTCAGGGTTGTGACTGGCCCGTTCAAGGGTGTCATTTTAAATATCATTGGTCCGCCGATACCTGATTCTCGCGGCATTCAGCTCGAAATTCTTTGTAAGCAGGGGATCGAAAAATGATTGAGACGAGCCTCGATTTTTCCGGCCTGAATGACATCGCAAAGGATCTGGAGGCGCTTAGCCGCGCTGAAAACAATAAGGTTCTTCGTGATGCCACGCGCGCCGGTGCGGAGGTGCTTAAGGACGAAGTGATCGCACGTGCACCGGTACGCACCGGAAAACTGAAAAAAAACGTGGTGGTTGTTACCCAAAAAAGCCGCCGCCGCGGGGAGATTTCTTCCGGCGTCCATATTCGTAGCGTTAACCTGCGCACCGGAAACAGCGATAACACGATGAAGGCGAATAACCCGAGAAACGCCTTTTACTGGCGATTCGTTGAGCTGGGCACCGCGAACATGCCTGCACATCCGTTTGTGCGACCCGCTTACGATACTCGCGAGGAAGAGGCCGCCAGCGTCGCCATTGCCAGGATGAATCAGGCTATTGATGAGGTATTGAGCAAGTGAATGAAGATAATATCTACGCCTTGCTTTCTTCCCTGGCAGAAGGACGGGTATACCCCTATGTTGCGCCATTAGGTAGTGACGGGAAACCGTCTGTCTCTCCACCCTGGATTATCTTTTCCATCGTCGATGATGTTTCCGCTGACGTACTGTGTGGCCAGGCAGAGAGCAGGGTTTCCGTTCAGGTCGATGTGTATTCCACTTCGATCGCTGAATCACGATCCCTGAGAGATTTGGTGCTCGCTTCGCTTGAGCCGTTAACCCCTACAGAGGTGGTAAAAATCCCCGGGTACGAGCCAGATTATCGGCTCTACCGTGTCACCCTGGATTTTAAAGTTACCCCCTGACAATTAATTCACCCAACGAACCCGCCTGATGGCGGGTTTTCTTTTTCCAGGAGACAGCTATGTCTGCACTTTATGAAAAATCGCAGCTGACGAAGATCCTTATTTCCTCCCTGCCAGCCACCAAAGAAACGATGGATTCCGCAACCTTCCTCGATCTGAGTTGCACCATCAAAGAAATTCAGTTCACCGGTGGTCAGAAGCAGGATATCGACGTAACAACACTTTGCTCTACCGAGCAGGAGAACATCAACGGCCTGCCTTCTCCGTCAGAAATCTCTCTGTCCGGCAACTTCTACAAGAATCCGGCGCAGGACGCCTTGCGTGAGGCCTATGACAACGATACGACCTACGCTTTCCAGGTTATCTTCCCGTCCGGCAAGGGCTTTAAGTTCCTGGCTGAAATCCGCCAGCACACCTGGTCTTCAGGTACCAACGGCGTAGTGGCGGCAACGTTCTCCCTGCGCCTGAAAGGTAAGCCTGAAAACATCGAGTCTGGCTCCTGAGAGGTCGCATGAAGAATATTAAAAATCTCGCCCTGGCTAAGATGTCGGGATTTCGTCATAAGACGGTCGCCGTTCCTGAGTGGGAAGGCGTCAAAGTGGTTCTCCGTGAGCCGTCTGGAGAAGCCTGGCTGCGCTGGCAGGAGGTGGTGAAAGCGGGTGCTGATGATGAAAATGTGTCGGTATCGGAAAAGGCACACCGTAATCTTTGCGCTGACGTGGTGCTCTTCATGGACGTCCTGTGCGACACCGATAAGCAACCGGTATTCAGCGTAGACGAAGAAGAGCAGGTGCGTGAAATCTACGGCCCCGTCCATTCACGCCTGCTCAAGCAGGCGCTTGACCTGATCAACAACGCGGACGAAGCGCGGGAAAAGTCTCAACCCCCGGCGTAAAGTTTCTGATGTCGCTTGCGCTCCGGATGGGGCGCACGCTTTCAGAACTACGGCAGAGCATGACTGCAAGCGAGCTTCTGATGTGGATTGAGTTCGACAGGCAAAGTCCGGTTGGCGATATCCGTGGCGACATTCAGGCAGCCCAGCTCGTCTCTGCCATCTACGGTTCGCAGGGGGCAAAAGTACCGCTGGACGATGCGATCCTGCGCTGGGGTGGTGACGAGCAATCAGCAACAAAAGACCCGTTTGCAGGACTTGAGGCTGCACTTACAGCTGCGACACAGTAAGAACATTCTTTTTACTCTCTGGCTAAAGAAATTTGGTGATTACAATCCCGAGCCTGCTTTAACACGAGTTTAATCCAAAATAAATTGCTGTTAATCTGAGAAAAAACTAAGAGGATGTGCAATGAAACGATTTATTTTGGCCCTGGGTATCTCTAGCGTGCTTTCAGGTTGTGCCGGCCTGCTTGATAAACAGGACCCTATTTGTTCTGGTGTGGCCATGGTTGGCGGACAAGAAACAACGGTGCAAATTTATGGCATTCGTAAGGTGGTTGAACAAACTCAGTATCGAGCTGGTTATCCGTTTAACTGGCAGTGGGTCGCAGCCAATAATTTCAAATCCAATACTTGTTCAAAATGAGTTTGTCAGATACGAACTCCTAAGTTAGCATAATGTTGCTGCTGTGAATCCACCTATGCGGATGGGCGTACAGTCAAATTTCTCTGATGAGAAACGTAAACGAGATCGCGAGTTCTTTGACTGGAGGACTCACCGGGAGGCACCCGGCACAGCAGCAACAAATTAAACCTCGCTCCGGCGGGGTTTTTTTTCGCCTGGAGAAATGTGATGGCAACCTTACGCGAATTAATAATCAAAATTTCCGCTAACTCGCAGTCATTCCAGACGGAAATTTCCCGCGCCTCACGTATGGGGCAAGACTATTACCGTACCATGCAAAATGGTGGACGACAGGCCGCCGCCGCCGCCCGTGAGAGCGAAAGGGCTCTATCCGATTTGACTGATGGATTTGCATCAGTAGGGAGAGCAGCAGCCGCTGCTACAGCTGCCTTTGCGACAGGTAAACTTGTTCAGATTGCCGATGAGTGGAATTCAGTAAACGCTCGTCTAAAGCAGGCCTCATCTTCTGCTGATGATTTTGCTGCCTCTCAGCGGCAGTTAATGGAAATAAGCCAAAGAACCGGCACGGCATTTTCAGATAACGCAAACCTTTTTTCTCGCGCAGCTGCCTCAATGCGCGAGTACGGTTATAGCTCTGACGAAGTTCTGAAAATTACAGAAGCTGTCTCTACCGGTCTTAAGCTTTCTGGGGCTAACACTCAGGAGGCGAGTTCTGTTATCACTCAGTTCAGTCAGGCGCTCGCACAAGGCGTTCTTCGTGGTGAAGAATTCAACGCCGTTAACGAAGCAGGTGATCGTGTTATTCGCGCACTTGCCGCCGGAATGGGCGTGGCCAGAAAAGACCTGAAGAGCATGGCTGACCAGGGGCAACTTACGATTGATAAGGTTGTACCTGCATTAATGAGCCAGCTGGGCTCATTACAGGGTGAGTTTGCCAGCATGCCGCAAACAGTTTCCGGATCCCTGCAAAAAGTCACAAACTCGTTCATGGCATGGGTTGGCGGTGTCAACCAGGCTACAGGTGCTACCGATGCGCTATCTGGTGGCCTGGACGGGGTTGCCCAAACGCTTGATTCATTTACATCATCGGCAGTAAGTGGCGCACTGAGTGATGTTGCAGACAATATGTCCACGATCACAACAGTGGCGGGTGCGCTTGTTGGTGTTGGGCTGGCAAGGTATCTCAGTGGAGTAGTAACTAGCGCCACGAGCGCAACCGGCGCGCTAATTTCTGCGGCTAAGTCAGAGGTCGCACTTGCTGTTGCGCAGGATAAAGCGGCTCAGTCTGCTGTTGCAGCTTCAAGGGCTGAAGTTTATCGAGCCCAGCAAGCTGTTCAGCGTTCACGAAGCGCAGATGTCCAAGCTGCTCAGCAAGAGAAAATTGCGGCAGCGGAAGCAAAGGTTACAGCAGCTCAAGCCAGGCTGACTACTGCTCTTGCAACTGGCACCGCTACGGAAAAAGTCAGAGCCAGAACTGCGCTTGAACGTGCACAGGCAGGGCTGGTGGCCGCAAAAAACGCCGATGCCCAGGCTGTTGCAGAAAGGCGTTTGGCCGCGACACAGGCCTCCTTAAGCCGGAACCTTGCAAACCGCGTTTCGACTCAGAGCAATCTCAATAGCGTAACATCTGTCGGCACTCGCCTGATGAGTGGTGCGCTTGGCCTGATTGGCGGCGTGCCGGGTCTGGTGATGCTGGGAGCAGGAGCCTGGTATGCGATGTATCAGAATCAGGAGCAGGCTCGGCGTTCTGCTCAGGAATATGCCAGTCAAATCGACGAGATACGAGAAAAAACTTCCCGCATGTCTTTGTCTGAAACAGACGATAATAGGGGGAGGACTGTTGGTGCTCTGGTAGAGCAAAATCGTCTGATTGATGAGCAAGCCAAAAAGGTTGGTGAGCTGAAGACCCAGATCGATGATTTGAATGCATCGCGTGGAAAACCGGGCATTACCAGCGAGAATGATGCAAATATACTGAGAGCGATAGCTATTGTTACGGATCAACTCGCTGTTGAAGAGGGAAAATTGAATGACATGCGAGATAAATCTCGCGGCATACAGCAGGCTCTCGAAGAAATTGAGCGGCGTCGTAATGATTTAATACGCGAACAAGCCTGGCGACAGAATGCGGTATATCAGTCGATGATCATGATGAATGGTCAGCATACTGAATTTAACCGTCTGCTGGGTCTGGGAAATCAGCTATTAATGGCCCGGCAAGGGCTGGCTAACGTCCCGCTCAGACTCCCTCAGGCCGACCTCGACAAAAAACAAACCGATGCCCTCGAAAAGAGCCGCCGGGATCTGGAGTTGTCACGCCTGAAGGGTGAAGCAAAAGAGCGCCTGAGACTGAGTTATGCAGCCGATGACCTAGGGTTAACCAGTGATCCGCAATTCCAGACAGGCCGTCAGGAGTTGATTAATAACGGTCTTGCTGAATGGCGGAATAATGAGGCCAACAAACCTAAGGCGAAGGGCGGTAAAACCGAAGGCGAGAAAACCGAGGATGTGTATAAGCGCCTTATCAAGCAGCAAAAAGAGCAGATTGCCCTGCAAGGCCAGAATACTGAACTGGCGAAGGTTAAATACCAGGTCAGCCAGGGCGAACTTGTTTCTCTGACAGAAGCCCAGAAAAAGACGGTATTGCAGAATGCTGCGCTGATTGACCAGGTTAAATTACGTGAGCAATTGCGAAATTACGAAGCCAACCTTGCTGACAGTAACGCAAGCGCCCGCGCAGCCAATGAAGCGCAACTGCTGGGCTACGGGCAGGGAACCAGGTTCCGTGAAAGACTTCAGGAGCAGTTCAATCTGCGTAAGGAGTTTGAGCAGAAGAATACCGATCTTCTCCGCCAGCGTCAGGCTGGTGAAATCGACGAGACGTTCTATCAGCAGGGGCTGGCACTTAATAAGCGCTACCTCGAAGAGCGCCTGCGCGACCAGGAGGGATATTACGCAGCTTCTGATGCGCAGCGTGACGACTGGATGACGGGACTGTCTGAGGGTTATGCGAACTGGGTGGACGAAGCTACTGATTATTCTTCCATGGCCGCTGACGGCATGAAGCAGGCCATGGGTGGCGCGGTCACCACGATCACCGACATGCTCAATGGCAACGTTGACAGCTGGAAGGACTGGGGCGTGAGCGTACTGAAGATTATCCAGAACGTTCTGGTGAACATGGCTGTTGCTAATGGCGTCAGCTCAATTGGATCACTGTTCAGTTTTGGTGCCTCGTCAGCCGCAACCGCCAGCAGCGGTACCGCTATTCAGAATGCTGGCGCGAACTTTACCTTTAATGCGAAGGGTAATGTTTACGACTCTCCGTCCCTGAGCGCTTACAGCAATGGCGTTTTCCAGACGCCTCAGCTGTTTGCTTTTGCCAAAGGCGCAGGGGTTTTTGCCGAGGCTGGTCCGGAAGCCATTATGCCGCTTACGCGCGCCGCTGATGGTTCGCTGGGAGTTCGGGCAGTTGGTACTCCGCAGGTCTCCGGCGGTGTGCCTTCAGTTAACTTCGGCGATATCAATATTCAGGGTGGATCACCACAGGCAGCCAGTCAGGGAACCGCCGGAGCAGCAGGCAGGCAGCTTAAGGATGCCATCACTGGTGTCATTAACGAACAGGCCAGCATGCCGGGCTCGCCTCTGTGGCGATTAATCAAGGGAGTTTAACCATGGCAGTCGAAACCTTCAGCTGGTGCCCAAAGGTTGCCTCTCAGGTTGATACAAGTTTTCGTACCCGAAAGGCGCAGTTTGGCGATGGCTATACACAGGTGGCCGGGGACGGCATCAACCCGGTAACACCTCAGTGGAGCGTGAGCTTTACCGGCGACGAGGCTTACATTCAGGCCATTAAAAACTTTCTGAACAGACATACAGGGTGGAAGTCATTTATCTGGAAGCCGCCGCTTGAGCCTTCAGGTTTATGGCGCGCGGAATCCTTCCAGATATCTACCCACGGCAACAAAAAATACACCCTCAGCAGCACATTCATACAGGCATACCATCCATGAGTATTTCATCTGATGTCCAGAAACTGGAACCGGGTAAGCGCGTCCGCCTGATCGAGGTGGACGGCTCAGCGTTCGGTGCGGGTATTCTTCGCTTTCACAACGAGACAATCCCCCATACCGAGGCGGAAATCATCGCCGCAGGCGGCGACGAGTCAAAACTTGAGCCGAAGTCGGTGTGGTGGCAGGGGCAGGAGTATGGCGCGTGGCCGTATGAACTGACCGGCATATCTGTCAGCAGTGACGGCCAGAGTTCACGGCCGTCTCTCACCGTTGCAAACATCAGCGGCACGATTGGCGCGCTGTGCCGAAGATTTCAGGGGATGGCTAAGGCAAAGGTGATCATCCATGACACCTTCGCCCACTACCTGGACGCAAGAAATTTTCCTGACGGGAACCCAACTGCGAATCCCAACGAGGAGCGCAAACAGGTTTATTACATCGACCGTAAATCAGGATCAGACGATGAAACCGTAGAGTTTGAGCTTTCCAGTCCAGCCGATTTGCGCGGGCAACTCATTCCGACTCGGCAAATTCAGCCAATGTGCACGTGGTGCATGCGGGGCTGGTACAAAACAGGGAACGGCTGCACCTACGCCGGGCAAAACGGCTGGTTCGATAAAGACGGCAACCGGGTGGACGACCCTTCACAGGATGTTTGCTCCGGATTGCTGTCAACGGGCTGTAAACCTCGCTTCGGAGAGAATGAACAGCTGGATTATGGCGGGTTCCCCGGCGCTTCACTTCTGAGAGGATAATCATGCGCGACAAAACAGTTAGCGCCATTCTGGCGCATGCCGCCGCATCCTTCCCCGAGGAGTGCTGTGGCGTGGTTATTCAGAAGGGGCGGGTGGAGAAATACATCCCCTGCAAAAATAATGCTGAGTCGCCGACTGAGCAATTTGAACTTAATCCTGAGGATTATGCGGCCGCCGAAGAGCAAGGCACTGTGGTGGCGATCGTCCACAGCCATCCCGGCGACGGGGCAACAACTCAGCCGAGCGAGCTCGACATGCTGACGTGTGATGCCACGGAACTGCCCTGGATTATTGCATCGTGGCCGGAGGGCGACATTCGCACCGTCATGCCTCGCGGAGACCGTCCCCTCACAGGGCGCCAGTTTGTACTCGGGTATGCAGACTGCTGGTCTCTCATCATGGACTATTTCCGCATCGAGCACGGCATTGAACTGCCAAACTACAGCGTAGATCGCCACTGGTGGGAGCAGGGTGAAAACCTCTATATGGATAACTGGCAGGAATGCGGTTTCCGTGAGTACGACGGTCCCGCTCAGCCAGGTGACATGGTTATCATGCAGGTACAGTCCACCGTCCCGAACCATGCGGGTATTCTGCTGGAAGGCAACATGCTGCTGCACCACATGTACGGTCAGCTAAGCCAGCGCATTCCTTACGGCGGCTATTATCGTGACCGTACCATCAAAATTCTGCGTTATAAGGATTTGATGTAATGGAAAGAAAAACCGTTATCAAACTCAGCGGCTCAATGGCTCAGCGATTTGGCAGGACACATCGCCGCGCACTAACGTCTGCCAGCGAAGTGTTCAGGGCGCTTTCTAACACCATTGACGGCTTTGATGCTTATCTGCGTGAAGCTCGGGCAAAGGGACTGGATTTTGTTATTTTCCGGGATCGCCGCAATATCGGACACGAAGAGTTTGAGCTCCTGGGCCCAGGTGATGAACTGAGAATAATCCCTGTAATAAGGGGAAGCAAAAGAGCGGGAGTTTTCCAGGCATTGCTCGGAACGGCTTTGGTGGCTGCGGCCATATGGATGCCAGGAGTTAGTATTGCAGCAAGTAACCTAATGTTTTCCGTAGGTGCCGCGATGGCCGTTGGCGGTGTAGTGCAAATGCTCTCTCCTCAGGTCTCAGGTCTGCGAATGCGGCAAGATCCTGATAACAAACCTTCCTATGCGTTTGGTGGTCCCGTTAATACGACAGCTTCCGGTAATCCCGTTCCTTTGCTTTATGGTCAGCGAGAAATAGGCGGCGCTATTATCTCCGCCGGGATATATGCAGAAGATCAGCAATAAGCCTCATCCCTGAGGCCGGAGAGATGTTATGGATAAACAGCTATTTTTACAGCGGTACAGCCTGGCCACTGATGATTTCAGAGTTCAGCCGTTTTGTGGTTTTCACGAGACTATCAAACATTGTTTCAAGCGAGAGCCAGGCATCTTGGATGCCATTCCCGTAAGCCTGGAAATAGATACAGAATCTGTGCCCGGTCAACTTGTTCCCGTCGGGGGTGATGTAGTCCGTTATGAGGGGGCTGATGCGGAAGGAGCCTTTTCTAAAATCGGACCTTTCTATCTGAAGGTATATCGATAATTTATCGTAAACCCATATGATTGCTTCTTTGTTTGCATTCATTTCTATCTGTCGAAGGAAAAATTCGAAGCGGCCTGTTATTCCATGTGTACACCTGAATAAGGCTGCTGATGGATCATCCTTAGGTTCTCCAGAGAGCATACAGTCAGTGCTTTCCAGGGCACTTCCTGGACCGTTTATCCATCTAATAAAATCGTAAAAATTTTGTACCGATATTTGGTCTGCGTGCTCTACAAAGTCTTCTAAATGTGTAGTGATGAGTCCGGGGTGCTCTCTAAAATTATAGTATTTCCCCGCTTTATACTGATGTCCTTCGGTTGCACCCCATGGTTGGGAACGTCTTCCGGATTCCGTTATTTCAAAGGATGACACGACAATCATTTCACTTTCCTTAACCTATTTGATCCAGACGAAAGTTTTATTTAGTAACTACAGCAAAGTATCAACATACCCAGGGCTGTAAGGAATCAACATCCTGATATTCAAACAGTAGCCACCTTAAGGTGGCTTTTTTATGGGCGAAATATGACAACGACGATCATCAAAGGCCGCGGTAAAGGTGGCAGCAATCAGACCCGAACGCCTGTTGAAGCACCGGACAGCATTCAGTCCATTGCCAGGGCAAAGGTACTGATTGCTCTTGGAGAGGGTGAGTTCGCTGGCGGGCTTGATGGTAAAAACATTTTTCTTGGTGACTCATCTTCCTACACGCCTCTTCAGAACGCCGACGGAAGTTATAACTTCAATAATGTGAAATATGAGTTCCGTTCCGGTACTCAGGACCAGGACTACATTCAGGGCTTCCCCGGCATTGAAAACGAACTTCAGGTTTCATACGAGCTGAAACAGGCTGTGCCGTACGTGCGCGCGGTATCCAACACGCAGCTCTCTGCGCTGCGAATTCGCCTGGGATGGCCAACTCTTTTACTCCAGAAAAACAACGGCGATAAAGTCGGCACCCGCGTAGAGTATGCTATCGATCTGTCGGTCGATGGCGGGCCGTATGAAACGGTGGTTAACGGTGCTGTTGATGACAAAACCACGTCGCTTTATGAGCGCAGTCACCGCGTCAATCTTCCGAAAGCCTCGACTGGATGGCAGTTGCGGGTTCGCAGAATCACGCCGGATTCCACGAGCGTGAATATCGTCGACACCATGCGCGTTGTGGCCGTTACTGAAATTATTGACGCCAAACTTCGCTACGTTAACACAGCGCTGCTGTATGTAGAGTTTGACGCAAAGCAGTTCCCTAATGGCATTCCTCAGGTTGTGTGTAATCCGAAAGGGCGAATCATCCGTGTACCTGATACTTATGATCCCGAAACCCGCACTTATTCTGGTACATGGGAGGGCGTATTTAAATGGGCATGGACGGATAATCCTGCCTGGATTTATTACGACATCATTCTGAACGAGCGCTTCGGGCTGGGTCAAAGAATTGATGCGACTCAGATAGACAAATGGGAGCTTTATCGCATCGCCCAGTATTGCGATCAACTGGTACCAGATGGCAAGGGCGGAAGTGGGACGGAGCCTCGTTTTCGTTGCAACGTTTATATCCAGGACCGTAATGACGCCTGGACTGTACTTCGTGATCTGGCGGGTATATTTCGCGGCATGACGTACTGGGGCGACAATAAGATGTATGTCCTGGCTGATATGCCACGGGATGTGTGGCACATCTATAACCACGCCAGCGTTGTTGAAGGAAAATTTACCTTTGCGGATCCGAGTGAAACCACCCGAAACACTGCCGCGCTGGTGAACTGGTCAGACCCTGCCAACCACTATAAAGACACGCCTGAGCCTGTTTACGATAACGATCTGGCCATGCGCTTCGATTATCGTCAGCTCGAAATGACTGCGATCGGCTGCACCAGGCAGTCAGAGGCAAACCGGCGGGGGCGCTGGGCGCTGCTCACTAACGGTATCGGCGAGGTGGTGACCTTCAGCACGGGCATGGACGTTCCCCCCGTTGGTGAGGTGATCGGCGTGGCAGCTAACGAGCTGGCCGGAAGAACTATCGGTGGCAGGGTGAGTGCGGTTAACGGCCGCAACATAACCCTCGATCGAGCCGCTGATGTGAAGGCCGGGAACCGGCTGTTTTTGAATCTTCCGTCAGGCACAGCTCAGGCCAGAACGGTCCAGGCCGTTAACGGAAACACAGTCACTGTCACCACACCCTACAGCGAAACGCCGGAGGCTGAATGTAACTGGGGTGTGGACTCTGACGATCTGTTTATAGCGCTTTTCCGTGTTACGGGAACGCGGGACAACAACGACGGTACTTTCGAGGTCACCGGGACGACTTACAACCCTGATATCTATTCCGCTGTTGATACCGGCGCAAGACTGGACGAGCGGCCAGTCAGTGTCATTCCGCCAGGGGTTCAGGCTCCCCCAGGAAATATCGTCGTAGACAGTTACTCTACGGTTAACCAGAACATTGCGATTACCACCATGCGCGTTGCCTGGGATGCTGTTCAGGGTGCAGTTGCGTACGAGGCGGAATGGCGGCGTGACAGCGGCAACTGGATTAGTGTGCCCCGAACGTCTTCTCTCGGCTTTGAAGTGCAGGGTATCTACTCGGGTCGCTATCTGGTCCGCGTCAGGGCGGTGAACGCCAGCGACGTTTCATCAGTGTGGGCGACATCACCAGAAGTAAATCTTACGGGTAAAGTGGGCAATCCACCGAAGCCGGTTGGCTTTATCGCTTCTGAAAACGTGGTATTCGGTATCGAGCTGAGCTGGGGATTCCCGGCGAACACCGACGACACGCTGAAGACGGAAATTCAGTACAGCCTGACAGGGACGGAAGACGATGCGATGCTGCTGGCAGACGTACCCTATCCGCAGCGCAAGTATCAGCAGATGGGCCTTAAGGCAGGGCAAATTTTCTGGTACCGGGCGCAGCTGGTAGATCGAAGCGGAAACGAATCAGGGTATACAGACTTTGTGCGCGGGCAGGCCAGCATCGATGTATCCGATATCACCGATGCAATCCTGGAGGACATGAAAGGCTCCGATACGTTCAAAGACTTGATCGAGAACGCGGTGGACAGCAGCGGAAAACTGGCAGAACTGGCTGATGCAATCAAAGAGAACGCAGACGGCCTTGCTGCTGCGGTTGGCTCGAACAAGCAGACCGCTGAAGCAATCATCGGAAACGCGCTGGCTATTGCCGATGTTGTCGTGCGCCAGACAGCCCAACAGGGCGCTAACTCTGCGACCTTCGAACAGCTCCGGGAGGTGATCGCCACTGAGACGGAGGCTCGCGTCACGGATGTTACTCGTCTTGAGGTAAAAACAGCGCAGAACGAAGCGGGAATTACCGAGGTAAGGCAGGCTCTGTCAGATGAAACGCAGGCGAGGGCGACAGCTGTCGACCAGCTTACTGCGAGTACTCAGGTCATTTCTGATAAAGCTGATTCGGCTTCGAGTAAAGCTGACGCTGCATCAGGTAAGGCAGATGCAGCTGAACAAGCCAGCTCACAAAACACTGCTGATATTACCACGTTGCGACAGGTTGTCACCGACACGACTTCATCAATGGCATCCCGCCTGGAGGAGCTGGGAGCAAGAACCGATACTGCCAGCGGCGGCATCCAGAATAACGCTATCGCACTAATAACGAGTACGCTGGCGCAGGTTGATCAGCGGGTGAGACTTAGCGCGCAGTACGGTGACAGCAAGGCCAGCATCGATCGTCTTGATAACGTCATGGCAAGCGACAGGGAGGCAACGGCGCGTTCGCTGCTGAGTTTGCAGACTGACGTGAACGGCAACAAGGCATCCATCAACAGCCTGAACCAGACCTTCTCCGATTACCAGCAGGCCACCGCCACGCAGATAAACGGCATCACGGCGACCATCAACGGACATACCTCAGCCATTACCACTAACGCTCAGGCCATTGCGAACGTCAACGGCGACCTGAAGGCGATGTACAGCATCAAGGTCGGGTTATCCAGCAACGGTCAGTATTACGCGGCTGGGATGGGGATCGGCGTTGAGAATACGCCTTCTGGTATGCAGTCGCAGGTTATCTTCCTGGCTGACCGCTTCGCCGTTACTCACCAGGCCGGAGCGACCGTTACGCTTCCGTTCGTTATCCAGAACGGGCAGACCATAATCCGGGACACGGTCATTGGAGACGGGACGATTGGAAACGCCAAGATCGGCAGCTATATCCAATCTTCAACCTGGGACGGCACCGGGAACGTTGGCTGGCACATCAACAAATCTGGCTACGCGACGTTTAACAACGTGACCGTTCGCGGCTCGATTTACGCCACAAACGGTAATTTTTCTTTCAATGGCTCCGGCAACACAACGGTGATTAATGGTAATGGCGTAACCATTAATATTCCGGGTGGCGGCCGCATCGTACTGGGGACGTGGACATAAAATGCCGACAGGACTACTGATAGAACTAAATGACGGCGGAAAGCGCATGGAGATAACTGCGGGCCTGCGATGCCCGTCGTTTGGGGCCAACTTTGACAGTGGCTACCAGAAAGCCAAGTACGCTGATGTTGCCGATTATGTTTCCGGGGCGCAGGTGCTGTTTATCCCTCACGCGACGGCTTATCTTGATTCAGGGCTGCTTCATAAAATGAACTCGGTCACCATATCCGGTGGCCGCGTGACGCAGAATTCCACGATGAAGGATGTAAGCATCAGTGAGCGTGAGAGTACGTACACGTTCCCCGGAAGCATCTGGCAGATATTTCCTCCTGGTCAGCGTAAAGGAGAAGGCCTGCTTATTGATGACAGTACTGACTTCCTGGCGATTACCAATGCCACGCAGTCAGGGCAGTGTATCTGGAAGGGTACCGTCAATGTTCCCACTGGCGGCTGGGCAGTTCCCACGATAGCGGGGTACGACAAGTCCAAATATATTGTCTTTGGGCGCTGCAATAGCGGCAACACCGTCGATTTCGATGGCAACACGGTCAGGTTCTTCAGCCCTCCATCCACCAACGATGACGCTCCGACAACCGGCACGATAGATATTGTCATATTCGCCAGTGGTGTGGCGCCGCAGCCGGGCACGGGGCTAAACATCCTCAATGCAGCCGGGGCTTGCACGTTTTCGACGACAAAGCGGCCTTTCGTTTACCTCAATCAACTCTGGACGCCTTCGAAAAATGCCGTGAGCATCGGCAGCGGCTATGTTCCGCTGGGCAGATTCGGGCTAATGGCCCATGAAGTAAATGGCATGTATGTGTATCGAATGTTTGGAATAAAAATACAGAACGGCAGTGCTTCAGTTCAGGGTGGGAAATATCTTGGGCGCGAGCGGTATGCAATTTTTGGTAATGACACGGTAACGCCACTGAACCTTCCCGTTCTACCCGATATGTACGTCTGAATAAACTGTCTTTTTAATCAACCTCGCTCCGGCGGGGTTTTTTTATTGCCTGGAGAAAATATGATTTATACCACTGGCACCATCGCCATCAGCGGAAACACCCTTACAGGTACCGGCACAAACTTCACTGCTGCTGGCTCATTAATTCGTAACGGCTGTACTGTTATTGCTATGACCAGCCCTGTGCAGGTATTTCAGATTACCGCGATTGGAAGCGCAACAAGCCTCACTGTTACGCCAGCGGCCAGTCCTGCCATTCCGGCCGGAACCAAATACGCCATTCTTCTGAGTGATAGCCTGAGCGTGGACGGTCTGGCGCAGGACATCGCTGAAACCTTCACGATGTATCAGCGTTACATGAGCGGGTTTGCTGATGTAATGAACGGTACTTCTGATGTAACCATTACTATTAATGGCACAGCAGTTACCGTACCCGGCCAGAAATCCCTGGCGAAAAAAGGTGCAAACAACGACATTACCAGCCTTAGTGGGCTTACTACGGCTCTAAGCATCAGCCAGGGTGGAACAGGTGATAATACTGCTTCAGGTGCTCGCGTAAAGCTTGGCGCAGCTGCTTCTGGTAACAATTCAGATATCAACAGAATGTCTGCAATTGATGCACCACTCACTACGTCTCTCGGCGGCCCAGCTGGGGGGCTTGTGACTCAGAAAACGACAAATGCAACTTCTAATTCCTTTGCCTGCAAACCGTTTGTTGCGAGGTTTGGTACTGGCACGTATACACTCAATGCTGCTTTTGGTGGATACATGCACAGCTCGGGACAAGCTGCTAATAGCGGTGCGTTAATAAGCGTAAGTGATGACGGCACCTTTGGTTCGTACTGGTACTTCATTCAGGGCGGAAGTGTGATTCAGACCAGCAACGGGACTATCACTCCAGCCGTCTCAGATAGCCGTGTCAAGAATGAGAAAAAAGTCATCAGTGAAGAGGAGGCAGTGAGCTTTATTCAGGACTGGGAGTCCATTCTCTATACGCTTAAATGGTCACCCGATAAGGTTCGTGCCGGTTTTCGTGCTCAGGACATTTTGGCGCGTAACGAGGAACTGATCGAACGACAGGAGCTGAATGATGGTGAGGGCGGCATCATCGAAGACGGTATGATTGTTGATGTTGCGGAAGTTGCATCAGCGTATCTTGTGCCGGTTGTGAGGCAGTTGCTAAGAAGGGTCGCAGAGCTTGAAGGTAAATTGAGGGCGTTCTAAAAATCTTCTGGTGGACGATCTCCGGCAGCCGGGGAAAAGGGACAGATAGGTGGCAGGCTGATCGCCAACGGAGTGGACAGAAAGCAGGTGGCGATTATTTACGACGTTGCGGTGTGCTCTCTTTATAAAAAGTTTCCCGCGGGTAAGGCGTAAAAGAATAATGGGCAGCGCTGAAATAGCTGCCCGTAAAGCTACTATCCATGCTGGCGAACAGTAGGTGATTCTGACGTTAACCACATATCTGTCTCTTCAAACATATCCTCCAGCATTCGGTTCAGTTTTTCACGATCACTTTTGCTGGCGTTGCTGTTTAAGGCGTTCGCCTGCATCGGCTTAACCCTCACTTCGGCATCAGGGAAAATCTGGTGCACCCGCTTCGTTAGCTCAGCCAGGATAATCTCTCTGGCGCCAACCAAACCATCAACATTACGCTTGTCATAGACCAGCTCAACGAACAT